CAGCGCGGAAGCGCCGAGCAGTGCCAGTGTGTTGGTGTCCATGAAGCCCCTATCCCCTGCCCCTTGACGCGGACCCCGGAGGGGAGCCGGGGTGCGCGGTGTGGTCCACTAGGACGACACCAGGGCATGTAATCTAATTGGACCACATCTTGTCAACCACGAGGACACCATGGCAGCCGTAGACGAGCTACTTGACAAAGTGAAACAGAGTTGCTCTCTCCCGTCAGATATGGCTTTGGCGACCAAATTGGGAATTCAGCGCCAGCTACTTTCGAAAGCGCGAATGGGCGACAAGCCGCTGTCAGATGAACGAATTGCGCAACTGTGCGCGATGGCAAAGCTGGATGGCGGCGCGTGGATGGCGCGAATTCACGCGGAGCGAGCAGCAACGCCAGCAGAGCGAGCGTTATGGAGATCGGTGTTGGACAGGCTAAGCGCGGCCGCCGCGGTGGTCGCGCTGCTGGTCCTGGCGGTGCACACAGGAGCGCATGAGGCGCTGCTGACGGCCCTCTCCCCCATCGCCATAACGCCAACCTTCTATACATTATGCGAAGTGGCGTGTTGACGCTCCTGTGCGCCCTGGCGGCCTATCAATGCTGGTCCCTCCACAGGAAGCGGACCGGACAATGACGCTAGACACCTACGATCGCGTAGACCTAACCGGCCCTTGGGCCGGTTTTGGTTTTCAGGGGCATCGGTTTTTCACTCCCGAAGGCCGAGATATCGACCCGGTGGGAATGCGGTACTGGTCGCTCACATGCAACATCGCCCGCGAGTGGGCGCTGATGATGGCCGAGGAACGCGAGCGCGTGTGGCATGCCAGACCGGCCCAGGTGATCTACCTACGAGACGTGCTCCGGCGCAGGCGTGAAATGCGGTTATCAGTGGTGGATGACGCCAGGTCCGCCGATCGATCGACGGTGGTGCGTAGGACGCGTGGGCCTCGAACTCCACGGCGCGGGTGAGGCGTTATCCGTAGGGGCGCTGCCCCTACACCCCTACAATGCCGGCTCACCTTCATGGGGGCCATATGAGCTACAGACCGCAGAACAACCACGACGGGCTTTGGTGGGAAATCGCCCTGGGCATCTTCGTTGGCCAGCTGATGACCGCAGCGCTAGCCGGCGTGGTAGCTCTGTGCCTGGGCTACTTCACCATACGCAGCTTCGACGCAGGACTGCCGACACCACTACCGCAACGGCTTTACACACCGCGCTCCCAGCAAACAGACCCGACACCAGTGCAACTACGGCAGCTGGAATCGGACGAAAGATGCATTCAACACAAGCGGTTCCGGCGCCTGTCCAATGGCTGGCAAGAGTTGCCGCACGATCCGTGCTGAATCGTGACGGGTCACGAAACTACATGTCCAACGTGGTAGCCGGCGTGCTTGTGGTCGTCTGATACGGCTTGCTCTCGGGGAACGTGCCCAGGCTGCGCGGAACATGCCCAATCACGACACTTCTTTGGTGATCGCGATCAGCGCCACCGGCGTCACTCCCTGCGGTCGCAACGCCAGCAGCGCCGTCGCTCTTGCCATCAGGCGAGGTGTTATAGAGGCGTGGGTCCTGCTCGCGCACTGGCTCGCGCCAAGGCCAAGCCGTAGCGACAACAGTGTGCTTGCCCGCAACAAGCCGCACACCATATGGATGCACCGTGGCATCGAATCCCAATGCGCGAAGCTGAACAAGGTCCAGTTGCTCAAGTACGATATTCGAAGTGTCGATCCATTGAAGCCATGCACGATCCTGGCCGCCAACCTGGGCAATGGCGGCAACACGGATGCGCCCCTTAGCAGCGAGCTCGATCACGTAGCGCTGTTCCGGCGTCAGGTCCGCAAGAGGATCAGCGACCACAGCGGCGACCGCTTGCTGGCCAGGTGCAGACACCAACTCACCAGGCTTAAACACCTGCCCGACCGCTGGCGTCGATGACGGACCAGCAGCAGCGGCATGCGGTGGCTGTTTGCCCTTGTTGAAGTAGCTGGCGAAGAAATAAAGCCCGACGCCGCCAACGACCAGAAAAATCAGGGCACGCACCGCCATGGCGGCCCACACGTTCTTGCCGCCTTCCTCATAGACCTCCGTGTTCTCCGCACCAGGCGCGTACCCATCGTAGAGGGGAAAAATCACCGGATCGTACTTGAGCGTCTGGCCGCCGACCTTCTCAAATTTGCCCGGTGAGGTGGTGTGGAAATAAGTCACGCGGTACCGGCTTTTCATGCCGACCGCTGTGAGCTTCTGAAACGTATTTTTCTTCTCGATACGTGCTTTAACCGCCGAGTGTAGACGGTTGATCCACTGCGTCATGATGACCGCATCGCCACCGTTCTGACCAAGAAGCGCCCAAAAATTCTCGACAGCCGGCTCAAGCGGCTTGCGCTCGTTGACGTAGAACTCGTGGACCTCATCGATCACCACAAGTGCATCCTTGAAGTCATCCGGAATGCACCATTTGCCGGAAGCATCCTGCGTGCAGGCGAACAGCTTGGCAACGTCCTTGGTATCGACAAGCACGAGCAGATCGAACACGTCCTTTTCCTGCATGCCCAGGTGCTTGGCGATGCGGTCGTGACGCAACCCATTGAGGCGAGCGAACACACGCCGCCCCTTCTTGATGGCGGGGAGAATGTGATTCTTTACAGCGTCGTAGCTCTTACCGGCGCGCGGCACACCTTCGTTGAAGACCAGCATGTCACCAAATCCCGAGCGTCAACACACGACGCAACAAGTAGAAAATCATCGCCGCGCCAACGGCAACGAGCGATGGCCCAATCATGAAAACGTCAGCGAACCAAAGGATGGTGCTACCTGCATTTCCCAACATGCCACCAATGCTCTGGCCTTTCATAAAATCCGGCATCGGCAACAGATTCATGACGTAGAGAACCGCCGAGAGCGTCTGATCGAGCCACATCACAAACAGGTCGCCAATGAAATCGGCGAACGCCTGCCAGATCAATTTGACAGCCTTCCAAATCCATGCAGTTAGATCACTCAACCAACCAACTTGCATACCGTGCCCCTTATGTCACAGCGATGCGCATAGCCGCATACGCGGCAATCGCAAAAATGACCCACCCACACGCACGCAGGAAGCCAAGAAACGTACCGCTACAGTGGAAATCAATCGTCATGGCACTCCACCACTTGGACGCACCCAGGCTAAACACCGGACACGATCCGCCAGACGGAACCGTCATAAAACTGGCGATACCCCCAGCTATGGGCGTAGAGCGCACTTGGGCCGCGAACTTGGACACGACCGACTCCACTGTCTTATCGCTCTTGGTGTACAGATCACCCATCGGTGCACCCGCGCCAGGATCATCGCCGTCACCATCACCATCACCACCACCACCGGAATCAGTCCCAGAACCGGTGCCATCACCCTTGCCAGAACCGTCCTTGCCATAGGTGCTATCAAACGTGGTGACGTTGGAATTGGTGGTCACGCCGCCTCTCGTCTCCGAGGAAGTGCCCTGCCCTGTGACCTTCCAGTCGCCGCCGTTCGAAGGGGCATCCTTAGGGGCATTGATGGCCGCGTTCTCCGGCGACTTGGTTGCGGCCTGATTGTTGTTATCAGCCTTCTTGACACCCGACTCACCGGGAGACCAACAGAACTGTTTGCCGGTGGATGCGGTCGCACACTGCTTGCCATCACTTCGAATGCACATGGTCAAGGTACCGGACTGCACGCAATCCTGATCCTTCACACCCTGCCCTGTCCCATCGCCGTAGCTACACGTTGCACCAGTAGGCTTGGCACCGGCCAAACTGAAATAGGTTTTGCCGCCCGCGCTAAACGTATCAGCGGAGGTAGCAGGCCCCATGGCACAGCCAGCATTGCAACTTGCACCATTACCCAATGCTGACCAACCGGATGTTGACGACGGCCGAGAAGCACACGTCGCGCCTTCCACATATAGACGCGTCCTTGTTTCATAGCGAGGCCCAGGCGAATGACAAGGCGTGACATACGCTTCGTAGGACGACCCAGGATTTTTAACGACACCCGGACACCAACCAGATGAGCCGGAGTTACTCTTGGCCGCTTGTGCAGCCGCCACAACACTTGCAGCAGCGTATGCCGCCCCCTGGTCAGGACACTGCGAGGTAATGACAGAAATGCTAGTAGAACAGGTCATATCCTGCGCAACGACTTCTGACACACCCAAAATGGAGCAAAGGAAAACACATAGCCACAATGCGCGAAACATCACGTGTCCAATCCCTTGACAGCAGCCCAACCGCAAAGGGCACCCATGAATGCACAGAACAGTAGAACGATCATCGTGCCCCCCTGAAAGAGAGAGGGCGACACAGAAGCGCCGCCCTACCCTCACCGCCATTAGCCGAAGAAGCCGGCCACCTTCTTTGCACCCCACTTGGTGAAGCCGACCAGCGCGATCAGCGCGGCAGCACCAACAACAGCGGTCACGGCGTCAGCCGCACTCAGACCCGACAGAATGTCACCCATGTTTTCTCTCCTCGTTGATTGATTGATTTACCGGTCATTGAACATGCCCGCGACGCTGCCGGCGAGGCGTCCCAGGACGAACCACACGATCACCACACCGCAGCAGCCGGTGGACCACGCTACGGCGTCCTCCTTGCTGGGCATCGCGAACGCTTCTTGCACCAGCGTATACACGCCGTATTCGCTACCACTGACGAGCACGTAGCCGCTGCACTCTCCGACCGATTGACCGGTGGGCACCAACGTGCCATCCGCCTGCAAGGCTACGCACACGGCCATGGCTTAAGCCGCCACGCGTGCAGGGGCTTTGACAGCGCGCAACACCTGAAATTTGCTGTAATTGATCGCGCCCTTGTTGACCGTCACCATGGCTTCGATATCGAGCTCATAATCACCAGGCTGATACGGAGGCTGACCCTTCTCCAAACGCACATCCAGGGGATATGCAAACCCGCCTGCTTCCAGCTTGGCTTTCTGCTTGCGGGTGGTGTATTCCCGATCCTTGCCCTCGTCATCCTTGAACGTGCCAGCACGCTCATCGACTTCGGCGCTCAACACAGTGACTTTGATTACGCTCATGGTGTAACCCCTTCTAAGGTTTGATTGATGCCCGCGATTTCGGGCCATTGATTGGCTACGTCTGCTGTTGCCCACGCCGGTAGCCGATGCGACGTGCAGGTGCTGATGACGGCATGCAACGCGTCTGGCGTTGGGCAATGCCGCACGATGAAATTGAGGGTTGCGCCGTATTGGCGCTTGAGGTGCCGGCGCGCACTTTTCCAAGTGGCATCAACAGCAGCTTTCGTAATGTCGATGCGCGTGGCGACGCAGTGCAGGAACTTGAGAACGGGATAGGCACCGAGAAGATAGCCAGCAGGATCGCGCAGCAAATCCAACGGCAATTCCTTGCGGTTGGTGGCGCGGAATTGCGCTTCATAGCGCACCCATTCGGAAGCCTTGTCGCCTTGCTCCCTACCCTTCTCATACACGCGCAGCTGCTTTTCGGACTTCTTGCCACCGACATAGAAGGTCTTGCCGTCGCCGCTATCGTGATCATCCACGGTCTGCGCCTTGGGGCGCTGTCCACGATTGTCGAACTCGCCCGACGCATACCAGCTTTGCGCCAACTTCAAGGGGTATTTGCCCAACAGGTCATCGGCGGCAACGTCCACACGGGTCAATCGTCCAGCGCAGCTTTCGAGCTTCGCTCGAAGCTCCAGCCACCGCTTCGCATGGCCGCAGCGCGCTGCGCTCAACACTCCACACCCGGTGCCGGTCAACTCGATACGCGCGGTGTAGGTGCCATCTGCACGGCGGCAGTGCTCACCGCCCAACTCGATCAACCCGACGTGCTGGCCGTCGCGGTCGGTGATACGCACGCGCCACAGATAAAACCGCCCCGGCCCGGCCTTTTCGTCAAGTTCCAAGCCCAAGCCGGCGAAGAACCAGCAGAACACTTGCAATGCGACCGCACGGGCGTTCTCGGCGGTGACGTCCATCCATTCGCGGACCTCTTCGGGGTCGTCGTTGACGAACACACCGGCTTCGCCGAGGACGGCACGCAAGTCCACAGAGGCGGAAAACCAGTCAATGGCGACCGTCAGGGTGCCATCGGCATTCCTGAATTCACTGACTCCCCTGTTAGACGAGGGGAGTCCCAGATCACGCGAGCCGTCAGCCATGCGCGTAGAACTCCACATCCGCCATAAGTTCGGCGCGTTCCTCAGCAGCAACTACGCACGGATCAACGTAGTGCACCGCCAAAGACGATGCGACCAGATCGGCGTAGCTTTGGATAATGAAGACCTGTTCGCGGTGTGCGCGCAGCGCAGCTTCGGCGAGACGGTCAAGAATCCAGGCGACCAATCGGGCGAGGCCGACGATCACGGTCAGCGCGGAAGCGCCGAGCAATGCAAGTGCGTTGGTGTCCATGAAGCCCCTATCCCCTGCCCCTTGACGCGGACCCCGGAGGGGAGCCGGGGGTGCGCGGTGTCATACGGCGTAGGACACGAGGTGCATGTAACATGAGAAAGGACACTTCTGTCAAACGGTATATGACGTGGACACCATAAATAAATTACTTGACACGGCGCGGAAAGCATGCTCGCGCGACTCAGACAACAGCGTTGCGCTGTCGCTTGGCGTGTCGCGGAATTCGGTTTCGGTGTGGCGCAAAGGAGGCAAGATCACAGACACACACCTGATGGCGCTCATTGAACTGGCACAGGCCGATCCGGCGTTGGCCGTGAAGGTGCGCCAGGAAGAGGCAGCATCGCCGGCAGAAAAGAAGGCGTGGAGTGCGCTGTGGGACAGACTGTCCCCGGTCACTACGGTGATCGGGGGGCTCGCACTGGTGGCAGTAGGCATGCACGCAGGGGCGCATGAGGCGCTGCTGACGGCCCTTTCACCGCTAGTAATAACCGACCCTCTATACATTATGCGAAGTCGCTACATTGACGCTCCTGTGCGCCCTGGCGGCCTATCACTGCTGGTCCCTCCACAGGAAGCGGACTGGACAATG